TGAGGTAATCGACTCTCGCTCGACACTACAAGAAGGAATTTTATCATGGCAAACGATAGTGGATACAAGGCACTAGTAGAAAAGATGGGCGCTGTGTACGCCGAAATGAAGAAGATGTGCGACGACGCTAACGATAGCGGCGAAGGCATGTCGGACGCTCTTGAAGCAAAGTACAGCGCGTTAAAGATGCAATACGCATCACTGACAGCGCAACGACAACGCAGTGACGAACTGATGAATGTTGGCGCGGGTTTTAAGGCTGACGCTCCCGAGGCCGCAAAGCAAGTGCGACATTTGCCTGGTGCTGAGAATGCAAGCAACAAGTCGGGTCGCAACACGGAAACCGACGAGTATCGCAACGCCTGGGGTTCATACATTCGCTCAGGTGAATACACCAACCCGATGGAGATCCGCGCAATCAGCGAGGCTTCAGGCGGCACAGTGTTGCCACCACTTGAGTTTCACAATGCGATCACCACCAAACTCAAGACAATGACTGCCATCCGACAGATCGCCAAAGTGATCTCAATCGGAAGTTTTGCGCGTGAGTTTGCCGTGGAGTCGACAACTGGATCCGCTGCATGGGCTGCCGAAGCGGGTTCGTTTTCGGAATCGGGTTCAACATTTGCAAAGGTGACATTGACACCAGCCAAGTTGACTGGTCTTTTGAAAGTGTCAAACGAACTTGTTGAAGATGCTCCAGCGCGTGGCGCGGGATTCAGCATTGAATCAATTCTCACTGAACAGTTCGCGCGTATGTTTGCGCAAGCGGAAGAAACTGCGTTCTGCGCAACTGCGTCTGTCACCTCTGGCCCGCAGAATCCTCTGCTGTCCTCAGGCGCGGGCATCAGCACTGGCAAGACCACTGCGACTTCTGGCGGATTAACATTGCTTGCTTCGGAAGTAATTGATTGGGTGTACTCACTGCCTCGTCAATACCGCACGAATGCCAGCATCTTGGTTCACGATGGGACACTCGGCAAATTGCGTCAACTTGGCGCACTCAATGGCTCTGTGAATTACTTCTGGCAAAACTCAGGCGCACTTGGCGAGCCTGATCGATTGATGGGTATTCCTGTTTACACATCTGCCGCAATGCCAGTGATGGCTTCTGCTACCAAGATCGGCGTAATCGGCGACTTCGGAAACTATTCCGTGCTTGCAGAGCGTGGCTCATACAGCATGCGCGTGTTGAAAGAGTTGTATGCGGCCAACGGTCAAACAGGATACATCGCAAGCAATCGTGTTGACTTCGCTGTGACTCTGCCATCCGCGTTTAGCGTTCTTGCTACCGCCACCTAATCACTGAACTGAATTGAAACCAACCCTCGGCTCGCAGAAATGCGAGTCGAGGATTTATGCCGAATGTAAAGATGATCCAAGGAGTTGTGACAGCGACTGGCGCACACGCGCCGGGCGAAGTCATCTCTGTCGACGAGCGCACCGCGATCGAGTGGCTCGCACTCGGTTACGCCGAGCGTGCAGATGCCGACGATGTGCAGTGCTGCTCTCGGGCCGTGCCATGCAAGGCTGTGAAGAAGGGAGCGACACCGCGATGAGAGTCAACACCACGATCACAACCGCTCCGAGTTTCGAACCGATCACCACTGCTCAATGCCTCGCGCATTTGCGCGTGTTTCATTCTCTAGATACCACATATATCCAAGCCAGCACCAGCGGGTCGACATCAATCATCACGACAGCCCGCATGATGATCGAGAACTATTGCGGCATCGCAATCCCAAACACGACATTCACATCGGTCTACGATTCGTTCCCGCAGAACACGCCGCTGCAAGGCTCGAGCAACGAGGTCTACAACGGCTCAGGCTACGAGATCGCACTGCCGCGCTCGCCGCTAGTCAGCGTGACAAGCGTGCAGTATGTCGACACGGCGGGCAACACGCAGACCCTGTCAGCGTCGACCGACTACACCGTGAAGTCATACAACGGCATTGGACGCATTCAATTACTATACGGCAAATCGTGGCCGTCACTCGTCGGCGGCGGCGCAGGCGTGGTCACAGTTGTCTATGTGGCGGGTCACGGCTCAAGCGCAACTGCGATCCCGATCGCACTCAAGCACGCCATTCTAATGCAGTGCTCGACGCTGTACGACTACCGATCAACGCTGTCGCCAGGTCAACAGTACGAAGTGCCCGGCACGATCAAGGCGCTCATCGCTCAATACAAGTCGGGTGAGTACCAATGAACAGCGGCATGATGCGGACTCCGCTTGTGATCAAGACCCGCACCGAGACCATCGGGTCGTTCGGCACACCGACATACACCTACACAACTGGCGACACAATCTTTGGCGAGATCAAGGACTCAAGCGCGGTTGAACGAACCAACCACGCAATGCTGTCGCAAGTGGTAACGCATCAGATCACCACCAACTTCTACCCGGGCATTGCGGCAACTGACCGATTCACCGCAAGCGTGAGTCGCGGCACAAGCGGCACGACACTCAGCACCACATTCGAGATCGTGTCAATCGTTGACTACAAGTCGGCGGGTCACACTCTCATCATGCAATGCAGGGAGGTTGCGTAATGTCGAGCAGCGGCAAGATCATCAAGGGCTTGGATGAGTTCTTGGATCAGATGAAGACCATGCGCAGCGACGACATCTACAAGGTCTTGCGCAAGGCAGAGGTCAAGGCGTTGACTGCCCCGCGAGGCAAACTTGCAAGCATGTACGGCACTTATGTCGGCAAGAACGACGAGAATCAGACCGACGCGCAGAAGTCGTGGCGCTGGCGTGCGAAGAAGCATCAGCCGATGCATCCGATCAAAGAGAGCCGACTTCGGATTGCGCACAACATCTACAGCCACAGGATCATCCCCAATGAAATCGGCAAGAACAAGGCGACTGTGTGGGCACGCATTTGGGGCAAGACGCAAAATTCCTGGCTCATTGAGCACGGAAGATACGTTAATCCAGCGCGAAAATACACAGGATGGCAAGTGTTCCGCAAGTTCTTTCAGATGTACGGCGCAACAATCAACGCCAAATTCACTGCGGACATCGGCTACGGATTAGACAAGGTCTTTGCTCGCATCGCAAAAGAAATGAACAAGGCGGCGCGATGAAATTCGTAGAAGCCATTCATCTCGCATTGCAACAGTCTCCGACCGTGATCACGGCGTTGGGTTCAGCGACAAAGATATTCCAGTCGTTCGTGCGGCCATCAACTGCGATGCCGTTCATTGTCGTCACCTCTCAAAGCGATGACACGGTCAGCCCGACTTTGGTCGGTGCAGATCGCATGCGGGTCGCAACAGTGAATGTGGACTGCGTGGATTCGTCACTCTCGAGCGCGTCAAACATCGCCGATCATGTGCGGGTTGATCTCTATGCGGCGAGCGGAACGCTTGCGACAGCGACCAACAGCCCTTTTAAAATACAAAGCATTCGCATTGAAGGCACAAATATGAATTACGACTTAGGCAGCGAAGGCACTGAACTCGGTGCTTTTGTTTGCAGCGTCACTCTGAAAATCTATTACATCGCATCGGCTCCTTCTCCAGTCGCGTTGACTGACGGATCGCAGCCATAACACAGAAAGAATAATCATATGGCTCAGTTAATTAGTTACGGATCTACATTCAAAATACTTGCAAACGCGGCGAATGCGCAAGATACAGTAGTCACCACCGGACTCACAACCATTGGCGAAATCACCTCGCTCTCATTTGATGGCGTGGCTCAGAGCACCATCGAAACCACTTCACTTGGTTCAGCGGTTAAGATTTATCAAGCTGGTTTGCTTGAGCCAGGATCCATCAGCGCAGAAGTGAATTACGACAGTGACGACGCTGGCATCTTGGTTTTGCAAGCGGGACTCACTAGCCGTCTCAAGCAAAGTTTTGAAATTGTGTTCGGTGCTGTTGCAAATTCAACATCGACCAAGGTGACTGGCATCGGCATCGTCACATCTCTCAGCGTCAAAGCGGGTCTAGATGCAGTGTTAACAGCATCGTTCACCATCAAGTGCAGCGGCGTATACACGATCACTCCCACATCCTAATTGAGAACCCCACATGTCAATCAGAGATCAACTACTCGCTCTCAAAATCCCGACTGCCACCGTCAAGGTTGCGGGCATCGACGGACTCGTATCGCTTCGCGGCCTCACGGCTGGCGAGCGTGACCAATGGGAGCAGTATGTGTACTCGGAGCGTGACATCAAGAAGGGTGTGAAGAACATCCGCGCCAGCCTCGTTGTGCGCTGTATAACGACGGAGGCTGGCGTGCGAATGTTCACCGATGCGGAGATTGCGGAAGTGGGATCAATGCCCGCATCCGTGATCGACAAACTCTATGAGCACTGCCAACACCTCTCGGGCCTTGGCGCAAAGGACGCAGAGGAACTCGAAAAAAACTGAGAAGCCGCAACGGAATACGCATGTTCATGTTCATGCTTGCGGCTGAGTTGAAAATGACGGTTGCAGAATTAGGAGATCGAATGTCCTCACGAGAACTCCAAGAATGGATTGAATATCAAGGCATCGTTGGATGCTTAGACTCACGCCAGCGTGCGGATCTTGGCGCGGGCATT